CCGGGTCCATGCCCTATAGTCTCCGGATTAAATTCCTGATGGGCCATGTCATGGAGGCCATCACCCTGTTCCTTATCAGGGAGGCCGGACACACCGTCACGGACGAACAGAAAGAGATGGAGATCGCAGGGGTCAAGGGGCATATGGATGCCCGGATTGACGGGGTCATCACAGACGTCAAGACCGCTTCCAAGTTCGGGTTCCGTAAGTTTGAATCTGCCCAGAATCTTGTCGAGGACGATCCGTTCGGGTACATCGGACAGATCAGTGCCTATGCCCAGTCACACGGTGAAGACCGGGCCGCCTTCCTTGCCATCAACAAAGAATCTGGTGAGATCAACATCTGCACCGTGTCCGGTAATCAGATGATCAACGCAGAAGACAGGATCAAAGATGCCAAAAAATTCCTCGCTTCTGATACGCCTCCAGAGAAATGTTATGCTCCGGTCCCAGAGGGGAAGTCGGGTAATCTCGGACTATCAAAAGGTTGCTCGTGGTGTGATCATAAATTTAAGTGCTGGTCCGATGCGAACGGGGGCCACGGCCTTCGAGGATTCCGATACTCCAACGGAATAAAATATCTAACCCATGTTGTAAACCCTCCCAATGTCGAAGAAGTCCGCTAACGGTCACTGGAAAAATCCACAACGGATAAAACTTGACCCGGAAGAATCGTTCGGGTTTGTCTACCTGATTGTAAACCTGTTGACAGGCCACCGATACATCGGGAAGAAGCAGTACCATCAGTACAAGAAGCGGGTCAGGCACCGACCATCCGACTGGAAAGGTTACACCTCTTCTAGCAAATCGTTGAATGCGGACATCTCATCTATGGGGATGTCCAATTTTCATTTTGAAATTCTGATAGAGTTCCAGTCAAGAAGCGGCCTGACCTACGGCGAAACACATCTTCAACACATTGCAGATGTCCTTACAGAGAGAGACAAGAACGGGGAACGTGTATTCTACAACGCATTCATAGACAAGATACGTTTTATACCGGGAGAGTTTATGGCCAAGGAGGCCAAACAAAAGGTTTTGAAACGTGTCAACAAAGATTTTACTTGATCTATCAGATAAGATAGAAGTTATATCCCAAGCACCGGCAGGTAATCCGTACCGTCTACTATTTCTGGCCGTTATATTTCAGGCCATGCTTGACGCGACCAAGCCGGAGGCTGATAATGAATCAGCCGAATCTGTCCTTGAACGGGAGCGGGCACAGGGATGGTTGTTCTCTGATTCAGGGGTGACCGCCACAGATTTCATAACCATCTGCGACCTTGCCGGGGTTGATCATGGACAGGTCGCAACCTTTGCACATCAGGTAATCCGGACAGGCGAATCTACGTTCATCAGGAGAAAAATAAATGCTATCCTCAACCACGCCTAAGACACAGTCAGACGGCTGGTCCACCAGCTACTACGAGTTGCCCAAGGGTTCCGCAGAGCTTCAGGACCTTATCGAGCACCGGGGGATGAATTTTTCTGTCGGCAATATGTTCAAGGCCTGTTACCGGCTGGGTCAGAAAGATGGGGCCTCTACCATGTACGATCTAAAGAAGATCAAGTGGTATGTCGAGCGCGAGATTGCCCGGGAAGAGTCCCGGATCACGGACAAGGCTGATCAGTATGCTCACGCACAGGTATAGGCCGTTTACCAAGGATAAATTAAAATGAAAAACGTGAATGGACTATGGCTCCCTGACTCTGACGAACACTTCCGTGGTCCGGGGTACGAACATGCTACCAGACAGACAGCCCTTGGTCTGTGCCCGGGACGTGGGCTGGCCATCGACATCGGTGCCCATGTAGGCATCTGGTCCGTGGACCTTGCCCAGAACTTTGACCGGGTCGTCTCGTTCGAGCCTAACCCTGAGAACCGGGAATGCCTTGTCAAGAACCTTGAAGGCGTGTCTAACGTAGACATCCGAAAACAGGCGGTCTCTGACAGGGATGACATGGGCACCCTGACCTCTCTCAGGGAGGGGAACTCTGGGATGTGGGGGCTTGCCCGATCAGGCGAACAGGTCTCGTCGAGTTCTTATTTTGTCAAGACGATCACACTTGACTCCCTATCCTTCCAGAACGTAGACTTTATCAAGATCGATGCCGAAGGACACGAGGCGGCTGTTCTTCGCGGTGCCCGGGAGACAATTAATCGGTCCCGACCCACAATTTGTCTTGAGGCCAAGTCGTCCAAAGACATGCCACTCAGCGCCGTGATGAATGTTTTGTCCGATGCCTTTGACAGGTTCGACATCGGGTACATCCCGCACCGTACCGGGTCAGAGATCATCTACACAGCAGAGGTAGCATAGTGATGGCAGTCAAGACTAGGACAGTAGCAGTTAACACGACAAAGACCCGTCGCCGGGGACGTCCGGCAGGTCGTCGTCATACCAAGAACATGAACCGTCGTTCCAGTATCTTTAACAAGACAGGGAAGTACTGACCAATCACCGCGCCCTTGATATCTGACTGTCATACAGCCGCGTCTCCAGTACCATAATCTGAGTCTTTAGCTCACGCAGTTCCCGATCATGGGCGAACAGTGTCGTGTTCTGGACATGGTCCGAGGAGATAGGTTTGTCTTGGTTCTCTTTTATGTCCGCCTCTAATCCTTGAAGCTTTTCTTTATGCATGGCGGTATCGTTCTGGACCGATGATATCCGGGCGTCTAGCTGTGAGTATCCCCAGACGGCCAGTATAACGGTTCCCAGAATTTGAATAAGAAAAGTCAGCGAGAACTGTATCCCGGCTTTTTCGTTTAACTTTATAGCTTCTTCTTGGTCCTTCATCCACATTTTCCTTTACAACTGCCCGGAGTTCACGTATCAGGGACGGCCCGTCCCGTACTATACCATTATGCGGAAGCCTTATCACAGCAGGAGGAGAAGGCGTATGCTCCGTGCAAACCTAATCGCAGAGGCAAATTAATGTCAGAACCACAAGACTATATCAAAAGCAAATTGGCTACGCAGAGGCTGGTGCATAAGATTAAAAATTACTATGCTGATCGTGGCAACCCTAACGTCCGTGTATGGATTGAAGAAGAAACTGTTGGCCGTCAGAAAATCTATCAAGTAAGGTCCAACCTTCGCTTCACCCTCCCGGAGATAAATTAATGTCGTCGAACCATCTTCCTTCTGAGTACCAGCAGTTCATAGCCCTATCGCGGTATGCCCGATGGATTCCTGAAGAAGAGCGGCGTGAGGTCTTCTATGAAACTGTCCAACGCTATATGGATAATGTGGTATCTCGCCGTATAGATGACGTAAAAATTATGGAAGAAATCCAAGACGCAATCTTGTCTCTTTCTGTGATGCCGTCCATGCGTATGATGATGACGGCAGGCCCGGCCCTTGACCGGGACAACACTGCCGGGTACAACTGTTCCTACGTCGCAGTGGATGACGTGAAGGCCTTCGACGAGACAATGATGATCCTGCTCTGCGGTACAGGGGTAGGCTTCTCCGTCGAACGTCAGCACATTGCCAAACTACCCGAGATTCCTGATCAGCTGTTCGACTCAGAGGACGTGATCGTTGTCCACGATTCTAAGGAAGGATGGGCCAAGGCGTACCGTAAGGTGATCGCCATGCTCTATGCAGGTGAGGTGCCGGGGTGGGACGCTTCCAAGGTACGTCCTGCCGGGGCCAAGCTAAAGACATTCGGGGGCAGGGCCAGCGGTCCGGAACCTTTGGAAGACCTGTTCCGTTTTACCATCAACATTTTCCGTGGTGCTACAGGTCGTCGGCTTAACTCTGTGGAGTGCCACGACATCATGTGCAAGATCGGTGACGTTGTAGTTGTCGGTGGTGTACGACGATCAGCGATGATTAGCCTGTCGAACCTGTCTGATGATCGAATGCGCCGGGCTAAGTCAGGTCAATGGTACGAGACAGATAGTCATCGCGCATTGGCAAACAACTCCGCTGTCTATACAGAGAAGCCTGACATCGAAGCCTTCCTTCGAGAATGGACATCCCTTGTAGAGTCTAAATCAGGTGAGCGTGGTATCTTTGCCCGGTACGCAGCAGAGGCGCATGTTGCCCGGATCGGTCGTCGGGAGACGGGTCATGAATGGGGGACAAATCCTTGTTCGGAGATTATTCTACGACCTAATCAGTTCTGTAATCTGACAGAGGTTATTGTCCGCAGCACCGACACCGTCGAATCTTTGGAGAAAAAGGTTCGTATTGCCACGATCCTTGGCACTGTCCAGTCAACCTTTACCAAGTTCCCCTACCTTCGGAAGGCATGGACCCGGAACACTGAGGAGGAACGTCTTCTCGGTGTGTCCCTGACAGGGATCATGGACAACGTGATCACGTCTCACCCTGACCCAGAAGTTCTGGAACATCTACGATCCGTGGCTGTTGCGACCAACAAAGAGTGGGCAGAACGTCTCGGCGTCCCTGTCTCGGCAGCTATCACCTGCGTCAAGCCTTCAGGCACTGTCTCTCAGCTTGTCGATGCAGCGTCAGGTATCCATGCCCGGCACAGCCCTTACTACATACGTACTGTCCGAGGAGATTCTAAAGACCCTCTTACAAAGCTGATGATTGACGAGGGTGTCCCGGTAGAACCAGACGTGACACACAAGGACGAGAACGTGCCTGCC